TTACCAAGGTCTGCATGGTTGGTGAAGTAGCTCAATCGGTAAGTAGAAGTGTTATCTAAGAAACTTCCATACTTGCCAATAAAGCCTTGTTTTCCAATGTACAGATCACCATTCCTCAGTGAATACAAAGCCGTAGGCGTAATAGAGTCCCACTTGGTTACTCTAAAAGCACCATCTTGCAATTGCATTTTTGTATCAAAGCAAAAGACTTGACCTGTTACTGGTAGGGTCAACAAGTAAAAGGCATTCTTCTCTGAGTAAACAGACTTCAGATTAGCCAAAGTCTCTACCGCCAAAGATGAAATAAGGTCTGAACGCACATTCTTGGACAAGTCTCTAAGGGGTGCAGACTTCTCTTGAATCGTCCTCATCAGAGAACGAACACCAGAGTCAGACAAGAAGATCACATCAGTGCCAATTGACTGAATAGTGTCTCTGGCAATACATCCAATAGAGCCTACTGTGTCGCTCAGAACCAAAGATGCGGGAGTTGAAGCACCTCTGTAGACAAGAATCTGTCTCTTGCCAAAGATGAAAAAGAAATCATTGTGAGCCGCTAGACCCATCACTTCATCCGCACCATTAGGCCATACCCTAGAAACGTCTAAAGTGCCTGAAGTACCGCCTGACCATACATGACCTGCAATCAGGTCTGAGAAGCTGATCGTGACCTTATCTGTGGATGTATTAGCCACCCACAAGCGACCAAATGCTGATATAGCAATGTTGGCTAAAGGAACAGTTCCTGTATAGCCTGTTTTCTCAGATACCCGTCTGAATGTGGTGATACTGACAGCGGGATCAAAGATGAGTGGATCGTGACCAGTTTGGAAGAAATAAGCTATGCCATTCAAAGATGCACATTGCCAATTGCTTGCTGTGATGGTTGGGGCTGTACCACCCCCCCCATAGGTCAACTCAGTCACTACGTTAGAAGCACCAAGTTTAAATAGCTTGTTATTTCCCGCAAACAGAACTGTCAAAGAGCCATCGGTCTGGACTAACTCATGGATCACGCCCACATTGTTAGCACCTAAATTGCCTGATGAAGCATTAACAAGAGTGTATCCCTTGCGTGCGCCAATACGACCAAATTGGTCAATTACGCAATTAGACGCAGTTAAAGCAAAGCCAGAAGATAAATCTAGGGGCGAGTCTTGCGTGTTCAAGCCATAAAAGCCTGGTGCGCTAATGCTTTGACTTTGTAGTGGTGCAGACATTAGACCGCCACAAAATAATTTTCTTCATAGCGAGTGCTTTCAAGTGCAATCGCATCCGAGAGCATTCCCCTGAACAAGGCATAGGCTTCAGAAGAGGCAGTCCCTCCGTCCTCGCCACGCTCGATCAAAGACCTTGCATAGGCACTTTGAGCAACCAAGTAATCTAAAACTTTGACAGATGTTCCGTCTGCTGAGAGGTTTGCTTGTGGCACAGCCAAGTCAAACATAATTGTGTAAACCCCATCAGGGATGGCATACAGATCAACTTTTGTGTCTCCACTACCATCTACGCCATTAAAGGCATATTCAGCGGGAACACCCGTTGCCGGAGTAGCAAAGTTCAAATTGCGGTTCATACGCACAAAAGAGATGTTTTGCAGACCAATATCTGATGTTGTATTGATGGCATCATTGACTTGGAACTTCTGACCAGCACCCGTCATTGAGTAAGAAGATGTGTTCGCAACAGTTGTGATCGTGACTGTTGTACTTAAAACATTCCAATTGAAAGAATCTTCAATCTGACGCTTGGCATCGTTGACAAACTTGCCAACCAATGCGGAGTAGGAGGTCTCTGAGACTGTAGAAACATTGGTCTCACGCAAGCGAGTGAGAACGTCATTGACTAATTCAAGGTATGTCATGCTCTTTGTGACCCTTCAAGTTCAAATGTTGCAACAATTCCCATCGTTGACGCTGACTCAGTTGTTACCTTTAAAACATCGTCTTCTTCCATGACAAAGTAGTAAGGCAAACCAAATGACAATGAGGTTTTGGAAGCAATTGTGTATTCAAAAATTACGCTCACAGTAACGCTTGCGCTAGTGTCAACCCAATCAAAAGTAACGTGTTTATTTGAGCCAGTAGCGTTGTTGGCGTGAATCAAAGCCACCCTTGCGTAGTACCCTTTAGGCACTGTGTACAAAGTTGTCAGCGTGTTAGCTGTTGGATTTGAACTGACTGATACTGGTCTCACTTCTTATTCCTCTTTGAGATAGCTGCGGCCTTTTGCCTAGCTTCTTCCTTGGACGATGCACCCCAAGCATTAAGAGAAAGTAGAAGTCTTGTCGGCTTTCCATCTTTCATCTCAGCCCCAGGCATATTGCCCATTCGTGCGAGAAAGGAGGCCCTTCGAGGGTTATCGCCTGACTTCACTGGCGGCTTTAAATTGCCGCCTGTTTCGTTATTATAAGACGCTCTTCCCTTGGCATTCAACCCCCCTTTTGCGTTTTGTCCAGCTTTTGTTTGCCAAGTTGGAGATTTCATTTCTTCACCTTTTTAGGAGGTGTGTGCGTGAGATTTTTGCTAGTCGGTGTGTGCTTTGCACCCGTCATTAACTCGCCACCTACTTTGTGGATTGGCCCTTTGTATATCTTCCCATCAGGCAGATAGTGTGTGGCTGATTTGCTCATCACTTTGCCTTTTGGGGTTTCTTTGCAGTCTTGGCAGCGGCCTTGAAGTCGGCAGCCGTAGGAGCAGCTTTAGAGCCTACTCTGTTCATCTTTTCTTTAGAGCCAGCTTTGATGCGTTCCTGCTTGGCATTGATATTGGCGTATAGACCTTGTTTCATATCAGTACAAAATCTTGGCTGTGATCGTTCCACTGGTATAGGCGGTGCAATTGGCTCTTAAATAATTTGGAGCATTTGCAATGGTAATGATGCCGTCAGCAGTTAATGCTGTGCCAATGGTTGCGTAGGTTGTCCCGTCAAGACTGCCTTGAAGTGCAACAGTAGCTGTTGTGATGCCTACAACTTGCAGAAATGCGGGTTGACCAGCATCGTTCTGAACTGCTTTGGATGCACCAGTTGCAACAACAGCACTGAGGAGGGTTACTGGAGAAGATAAAGATGACATTATTTACCCCTTGAAGATTTCTTCATCATGTTGGTAGCAGTGCGACCACCACGGGTAGGCATAGCTTTTGGCTTGCCAACAGCAATCATTATTGCCAAGGGCATACCTTTTTTAGACTCAGCTTTTGGCATCTTTGAGCCAGACGCTTTAGATTTTCCGTACATCATGATTTTTTCCTTATCGAACTAACTTGGTTGCAATAAAAGAAACGACACCGCCAATGACACTGGCAATAGCCATTCCCACAAACATCCCGCCTTTGGACTTATTAGCCATCTCTAGGAGGGCTTTAATGTCTTCACGCAAAGCGGATACCTCGGCTTGCAAGGAGGCCACTTGAGCCTCTAACTTGCCAAATTCTCTTGGGTCAATTTCAGACATTTGCTATCTTTCTTGGACGGCCCATCTTCTTGACAGGCACTGGCTGTTTCAAGATCAAAGGCTTGACAGACTCTTCAGTCTCAACTTCATCAATTCGGACATAACCCTGATGACCTTTCATGCTCTCAATGTCATGGGGCAGGGTAAAAGTCACAAAATTACCTGACTGAAGACAACGATATGTAGCCATAAGATTCCTTAAAAAAGGGGGTTATTAGCCCCCTTTTAGATTAGACCAAGCGAACCACAACGCACTTAATTGTTGTGCTTGCCAAGTCCACAGTAGCGAGACTTTCGTTTTGGAAACGAATAGAGACTGCATTTGCGGCTGAAACATAAGGCGTGATGGTGATGCCAGAAACATCCACACCCATACTTACGTTCAAAACAATGTCGCCTAGAGCCACGCCAGGTACGGCAATGGTGTTGGTTTCACCTGCGCCATCAGCTAGTGACGATGCGTTGAGAGTTGCTGTAACTGACCATGTATCGGAGAAAACACCCCGAAACGAATCATTACCTCTGCGAGAAACAACTGCTGTTGCTGCTGCCATAATTTTCTCCTTAAATTAAAAAACCCCCCCACCCGTAGGTGAGGGGAAATGGCAACTGCTATTAAGCAGGAACTAGAAGAGCGAACATCGATGCAGACTTAGCCGCACCACTGGACGCTGCCGCACGAAGAATCTGAACACCATAAAGCGTGTCAGATGTGTAGAGAGTCGCTAGGTACTCTTGCTTGTACTGAATTTGTGAGCGAATCGCAAGCTGTTCCACTAGAACCATAGAGTCCTTGTGACCCATCAAGCAAACACGGGGGTTGTTTGTCCCAGATCCTGTGTCGCAGTTAGATGAGACAAACACTGGAATGCCGTACAAGTTACCGATCTCACCAGTGCGGATGGTATTGTTAGTACCTCCGACAAAGGCTTGCTCGGTGTAACGTGACAGACCCATCAACGTGTTACGGCTGGAGGGCGGGATGACAAAGAAACGACCATCCATAGGCGTGTCGGTATCGTCCATGCGCTGAATGGTTCTGCGAATGGCGGCATCGGTCAGTGCTGACTCATTGTTGTTTGCGGCAACATAAGCAGTTGTACCATCACCACCAATGAACGCACCCGTTGCATACACGTTAGTGCCTGCACCGCCATTGGTTGAACGACCCAATTCAATCAAGCTGGTATCAACTTGCTTGGCAAGCGCATAACCAGCATCAGCAGTGTAGAACTGACGTAAAGATGACAAAGCCTGTGCTTCAACAATGTCCTCAATGAATCGTGAATACTCAAAGTGCTTGTCAATTGCAACTTGCACCTCAGACTCAGTTGCCGCAATCAGCGTGACTTGCGTGCTTGCAGCCTTTGCTGAAGCTGAACCCCGTGTAGGGGCGGGAATGTGAATTACGTCACCTTTCTTGCCCTTGAAGTTCATCTTCATCACAAGGTTCGCAAGAACCAAGTTTTTCTTGTAAGCCGCTACTGTTTCGTCAGACCAGATTTCTGGAATGAACGTTGCTGCGGTTGTTACTGTTACGTTATTAGTTCCTAATCCCATAATATTCTCCTAAATTTATCGTAGAACCCGACCTTCGCTATAGGCCCGCATGATTTCATCTTGCATGGCTGTATATCTGTCAGGATTTGTGTTTAACAAGTTTTGTAGATCAATCGCTCGGTAAGTTTTCTTCGATGATTCACCACTTCCACCCACATCAACTCCAGCGGCTCTAAGGCTTAAC